GTCTCTTGCGGGAACATTTTTGACTTTTAAACCACCCCTACCCTTTATTATCAGGGCGGTTTGAGTCATCAATTACTTGAAAATCACCTTCAATTGTCACGCCACGGCCAATTCTATGGCCCGGCCACTTGCCCATGTCTTCAAGGGCAGTCTTTCTGTCGTGGCATGGTTTACACATTGGCTGCCAGTTCAATTCATTCCAGAACAAAACCTTATCGCCTTTGTGCGGAATGATATGGTCAACAACCGTCGCACCCGTGACCTTGTTTCCCCTCATACACTCAGCACACAGCGGATGCCGCGCAAGAAATACTTTACGGGCCCGACGCCACGCGCCGTTATATCCCCGCTCATTGCTACTGCCACGGTACTGATCGTATTGCTGACGATCCTTCTGGTGGTCAGCACAGTAGCCCTTGTGTGTGCCATAGGCCTTACAGCCAGGATGGCAACATGGCCTTGGCGCTAGCTGTGGCACATCAGACCTTTATGGCGCGGTCGATCAACAGGCCAATAAAACGAGGCCCCATATGCCCAGCCATCCCGACCAGCGCAAATACAGCCAGCATAGGCAGGCCAGCAGCCATACAGGACAACCCGGTCACCAGCCCAACAAACGCAGAGCAGAACACATCGATAGCCACTTCACTCCACTTGAAGTGACGCCCATTGCGAACCTTGTGCATGTAGCTCACGAGCGCGCCCCACCCCGCGAAGATCATCATGCCCAAGTACGCCAGCCATCCGTACTGCTCTGGTTCTTGCGAAAGCATGATGATCCTTCAATAAAAAAGCCCGCAATGTAGGCGGGCATGAAAGCTGGCAAGCCAGCGGTCACAGGAGAGATAAGCGAATTTCAGGCATAAAAAAACCGCCTGAATTACTCCGGGCGGTCTTCGTACAGCATGGGGAAAATGTACCTAATTCTGCGCCAAGTTTGCAATACCCTATTTAAAACTTTATGCAGCCCTCTCAGTGAACTGTTTTGACAGGGCTGCCAGGGCCTGCTGCTCAAGTGCGCACACATACTGGTAGACCTTGTTGGCATGATCCTCCAGGTCACGGCGAAATGTTGTTTGCGGGACAGACAGCGCCTCTGCTCTTGAGCGCTGGCTCCATGCCTTCAGGCCAGAGCCCCCGCACACCTCACAGGCCCTGGCAGCCACTATCCCAGTGCCGCTACAGGTACGGCACAGGCGCTGGCCAAACAACTCGCACAGCGCAAGCGTGACAAGCTGGTAGCGCGTTGATCGATCTGACGACACCAGCACACGCACCTCATGCACAAGAGCCGCCTTAAGCAATGGAACCTGGGCGCCATCTCCGCAGTACGCCACGCGAATAAGGCGCTCTGCTGTTGCGCCGATTCCTGCGAAGGCCATGCCAGCAGCAACGTCTGCCCGGGTAATCTCAATTGTTCCACCGCCAACTGATCCGACTGCAAATCCACGGGCTGTCATCATCGCCATCAAGCGCATCGCATTCATACCCAGTCCCCTCTGAAAACAACCATGTTCAACCCCTTTTGTCTTTGCCGACCCTTGCCGATATGTTTGCCGACCTTTCAACTTTTATAACTCTTTGTTTTTTATTGATTTGCCGACCTTGCCGACCTTGCCGACCTTTACTCGCGCATGTAGTGATTTTTCTTCATCATCACTGCACTGATAGATAATTGTTTTTTTACACGTATGCGCGCACATGCGTTAAAGGTCGGCAAGGTCGGCAAATTCATAGAAATCATGCACTTAAAGGTCGGCAAACATATCGGCAAAAGATCGGCAAGGTCGGCAAAATTACGCATTTGTACTCAATGACCTCTCGAATTCTTCCACGCATTTGCCAAACCACTTCTCTGCTGTCTCATCCTCTGGCTCACCGACCACAAAGAAGGTGGCCTTTTTCGAGCCAGCACCACTGAGGTAGTGCACGTTCTCTTTTCGCCTGAGGTACGGCACAAAGATGGCGGTGAGCTTGTTGCGGCTGAGCACGCTGCCTTCCCCGCTGTCGTGACACCACTGCTTGTAGGCGGCATACAGCTGCTCTGTTTTGCAGCTGATGTAGGGGTAGCGCAGGCGCCCTGCCTGCCAGTCCCGCCGGAACACCTCCCAGCTCGGCAGGCCGTAATCGATCAGGCGTTGCTTGGCAGAAGTCATTGGCGGCTCTGTGTGCTCATCAAAGCCCGTCAAATCGATGTCGAGCAGGTAGCGATACCAGGCCTCGACACCACCATCATCGAGTACAGCCTTGATGCGCTCTGTCACAGCCGGATCCAGCTTGCGGTCTGGCCAGATCACCAGGAGACGGCGATCCATGGGCTCGACAGGCAGCGGCTGATTTTCGTTGGAGAGGAACACCACGTTCATGTGGTTCTTTTCTTCCCAGCCACTGGCGAACTTCTTTTCAATGCGCTGGGTTGGGCCGGTGATCATGTGCTTGACCGTGCCCATGTGGCTGTATTTGGTGGCGTTAGAGAAGATTTCTTCAAACAGGCAAAACAGCATGCGTGAGCGCCATTCTGTGTAGCTGCCGTCCAGCTGGTGCTGGCCGACCACTGCGGAGTATTCGTTGCCGTAAATGCGCCGGTGTATCTCACCGAAGAACAGCGACTTGCCCGCGCCCTGCTGCACACCGTGCATCAGAATGGCCGTGCGCATTTTGGCGCCGACCTGCTGCAACGGCAGGGCCAGCCACTTCACAATCCAGTCATAGGCATCACGATCATCGTTCACCAGCCAGAACAGCAGATCGAGAATGGGCTGCGCCTTTTCTGGTGACTCTGCCGGTTTCATGGGCAGGCCAGTGAAGGTATTGATGTGGGTGGCGGGGTCGGCTTTTTGCATCGGATCGAATACCAGATTCTCTGCACGAATCACACGGCGCTCTGGGGAGTTTTCCCATATCTGGTAGCTGCTGCCCAAAGCCATCTTGAGGGCTGACTGGGGCATGTACTTCTTGTCCTGCACATCCCACGCCTGGCTAGTGCCATGCAGCAGCACGTAACGCTCTACCAGCCCTTTGACCTTCCCCCCGGCCCCCTTGGCAGTGAGGAGCTGCTCCACATCTTCTGGGTCGATCTGTTTTTTTGCGGGATCGTTCTTCCAGCCATCGGCCAGCTTTTTACCGACCAGCCCGGCAAGAGCCGCGAACTTCATCACCTGCTGGCGATGGATATCGAAGACCTTTGTCTCGCCGTAGATCATGGCGAAGCGCTGCAAAAGCTTGGCAGCATTCCACTCATCACCAGCGTCACCGGTTGATGTGAGCGGCGCCACAGATGGCTTTTCGGCAGGCTGAACAGCCTCTGGTGCACTCTCTGCTGGATGGGTGCGGGAAGCCTCTGCAGGAGCAGAAACAGGAACAGGCGCCAGCAACTGCTCACGCACAGCCGCCAGGCCAGATTCAACATGCAGATCATTCCAGTCCGTGCCGCTCACACCACCAGAAAACACCGGCAGCATGACCACACCCGATGACTCCCGTGCTGCACGCTCGGCAGCTGCCCGGCCCGGGTTGCCTTCAGTGGCAACATCATCATCACCGCAAATCCAGAACGGGTTTGAATACTTTTCACGAAACAGAGCGACCACGCGGACCAGATTGGCGCAATCGAAACAGACGACCACCGGGACATTGCCCAGGGCCATGTGAATGCTGGCGGCCGTGGCATAGCCTTCAGCAAAGGCAATCGTTCCCGCCCCGTCGCCGTGGTTTTCCAGCGAGCCCAGCACATGAAACGCGCCAGACTTTGCAGTGCCCGTGATGAACTTCTTGCCGCCATCACCACCGATGTATTGCAGGCCGACCAGCTTGCCGGTGATGTTGCGCAGCGGAACAACCACTACGCCACGAGCGAACTTGACGCCAAAGGCCCTGACCTTTTTTCGGGTGAGATATTCAGAAGCGCCACCATCCGGCAAACCACGCCAGCTCTTCTCGGCTCGATCAGCGGCCTCATCGGCTGCACGCTTGCGCTCTGCCTCTGATTCACGGGCAGCAGCGGCCATCTGCTCGGCATACCGGCGGCGCTCTTCTTCACTGAATTGCGCGCTGACCTCGATCTTTTCAGAACCCTCAGGGCCATGCAGCTTGTAATTGCCAAACCGGCCGACCAGGGCAATATCTCCGCCAGACATGCGGAATTCATGCACCACATACCAGCCGGACTTTTTGCCGCCCTTGTCGCTATCAACCTTGCACCTGGTCAGCTTGCCAATAGCCAGCGGCCATTGCACAACCAGACCGGCCGACTGCAACTGGCCCAGCACGGAATCTGCATTACTCATGCAAAACCCCGCTGCTCAGCAACACCCTGACATTCCACGCACCGTGTGCAACCCTTTACGGCCTCACGGCGCTTGTGCGGGATGCTCAGCAGGCAATCCACACAAAACCAGTTGCTCACATCCTGCCCGGGCTTGATGGCGACATTGGCCAGCGCCAGGGCGCGGTGATGCTCTTCGCGCTCCTGCGCCTGATCAGCTGCGTCCATTTGCACCGCTCTCCATCATCTGGTGTGCACGGGCAATGATGCCGTGCACGGTGCTGTACAGCTCCTGGGCGCGCTTTTCGAGTACCGCAATCTCACCAGCCTCAACCCGGCCATCGGCCAGGGCAGAGGCGACAGATTGCGTCATCTCGCCTACGTTTTTCGACAGCTCACCGAGCTGCATGATCATCTGTTCATCGCCCGCATGCTGGATGTTCGACAAATCCATCCAGGCCGCGTTACCGAACACGGCACACAGGCTGTCCATCAGACGCGGATCCCGGGTATGGCCCAGCACCGCCTCGAACTCGTTCAGATTGAGGTGATGCGACTGAGTGTTGGGATTGGTCTTGAGCTGCAATGTGTTGGGGTTTAAGCCATAGGCACCTGCCACTGCTCCGACCCCTCCCTTCACATCACGTACCGCGTGGTACACAGCAATTTCAAGTGGCATCACCGCTCTTGCGGCGGCTTCTTTGCTCATCATGTTCAAAGTCATTCCTGCTTCCTTGTGTGACGAAGGGCCTTGGCAGTCGTCGTGGTACGGCTGACTGGCCCGAGTTATGGTTTGTTTCAGGCGGCCTTTTCGATGTGTGCCCGCTTAGGCTCAGCCACCAAAGCTCCATTGGTCAGATCTTGAATCTCTAACTGACGTAAACGGGGCGGGAATTCTCCCCACTGAGATACAGCCCCATCAGTGATAGATAGCGCCTCAGCCAGCTTTGTCTGATTGCCAAAATGGTCAATGGCTTCTTGGGTTCTCATGGATGCCTCGCTTTAGATGGCTCTATTTAGCAAGCTAAATATGCGCCAGTCAAGCAGGCAGCATGCTAAAACGACGGAATGTTAAGTTAGCTAAATGGACAGATCAGAAAGAATTGCCCTTGCCATCAAGCGCAGCGGCCTTAAAAACAGCGAGATTGCCAGCATCTGCGGCGTAACCTCATCTGCTGTAAGCCAGTGGATAAGCGGCCTCACAAAGAATATCCGCCCCGAGTACCTTGCCAATCTTGCTGGCGCCACGAAAACTAGAATGGAGTGGCTAGCCACTGGAGAAGGAAGCATGTCCCCTTCCGATTATGAAAGATCAGGGACTCCACACCTTCAAATTTCCGAAAAAGATGGACAATATTTAAACGTATCTGAAATTTCACAGATACGGAGAAGCCTTCCCTTAATTTCAGAGGTTCAGGCCGGAAATTTCTGTGAAGCCACTGATAGTTTTCACCCTGGAGATGCCGAAGAATGGATTCCATGCCCTGTTGCCCATGGGCCTCACGCTTATGCCCTTAGAGTCCAAGGGGACTCAATGACAAGCCCATACGCAGGGCAGCGAAGCTACCCCGCAGGGACAATCATATTTGTCGACCCTGATAAATCTGTAATCAACGGATCACGAGTCATCGCCAAAGACCCGGAAACGGGTAATGTAACGTTCAAAGTATATTCAGAGGATGGCGGGCGGAGATTTCTTAAGCCCATAAATCCGACCTTTCCTTCAATTCCGATTACTGGCAACCTTCACATATGTGGGGTAGTAATCGGAAGCTTTATACCTGAGTAAAAGGAGGCTATATGCTTAGAAAAACAGGGATTGTCCTATTTATCATTTGCAGCAATGCTACCGCAGCCTCTATAAACATTGGGGTTAACAAAAGTGTTCCAACCACAATAGATGCAGCCTATAAGGCCCTCATTCAAGAAGGCTACAGCGTCCCCTATATAGACCCGGATGATGGCATAATCCGGGCTACTCGTAGAGATGTGGTGCTGCCAGATATAGAGGCAACCTGCCCGCTGATGGATGGAAAAACACCAAGACAGAACGTTGAGATCATGCTTAAAGCGACGGAAATCACTATTGATATCCAAGCTGAAATCTCAGCGGCGCCACCCCCTGGCGCAATCAACATGCCTTACATGGACCTATCCTGTAAGCACGATGGTTCATTGGAGAATCGGCTTCTCGAACTCATAAAACAGTCTGCCTTAACGGCATCGGCACAAAATCTTCAAGCGAAATATGATCCTAACCCTCCAGATCCAAACCTTGCAAAGAGCCCCCGATCGCCAAATGAGGCGATCGAAGTTATCGACACGAAAATGAATATTCGCGAAGTAGAATACCGCGACGCCGTAACACTATCGCTTAATTACAAGAGCAAAACCCAAAAACGAATCATCGGCATTGTCACCCGTGTGACAGCTACCAATGCCTTTGGCAAGGTTGTGCTATCGGAAAAACTCGAAGATGAGACTACGATTGAGCCAGGAGAGCTTGGCGCCAGCAATGGATATTGGCATTGGCAAAACAACAAGTTCATCGATGGCGAGCCCTATGACCGGATGTGGCAGTCCGTATCGAACGATACGATTAAGGTAAAAACACAGATTCTTAAGATAATTTTTGATGATGGGACAAAAGTAGAAACTGTCACTACACCAAAACATAAGAAGTAAATAAAAGCCCCGCCAGCCGGGGCTTTTTCTTAGACAATTTCTACTACCGTTCGTCACTTTCATTTAGCTAGCTTAATTTATTTGTTTAGCTTGCTTGCTTCTTTTCCTTTAGCTTGCTAAAAATAGCCCATCGCATCCAGCAATGGGCTACTGATGAAAGCCATCATCCTGATCCACCCCACCCTGCAGGCAGCCGCTCAGGTCGCCTTCCGCACCGGTAACGCCCCCGTCCGCATCAATGGCCTCTGGCACGTCCGGGAGGCCGCATGACCCCTCTTCTGATAGGGCTCGCAGGCTCAATGGGTGTCGGGAAATCGACCATCTCCAGCCACCTGTGCCTTGAGCATGGCTGGCAGTCTCTTGCCTTTGCCGATCCGCTCAAGAATGGCCTGTGTGCCATGTTCGACCTCACCCGTGAGCAGCTGGAGCAGATGAAGCGTGCCGGCCATGAAATTGCGCCTGGCGTCACCGCTCGCAAGGCGATGCAGACGCTGGGCACCGAATGGGGCCGTGAGCTTAACCAGGACATCTGGGTACTGGCTCTGCGCAAGCAGATCAACAAGCTGACGCTGTGGTCCGACCTGCCTGGAATCGTGATTGATGATGTGCGGATGGAAAACGAGGCTGCACTCATTCGTGAGTACGGTGGCGTGGTAATTCACGTGCGCAACGGTGATGCGACCGCTGCTGGTGATGCCCATCTCAGCGAGCAACGTCTGCACATTGCCGACAATGATCTGACCATTGATAACACCGGCTCGCTGCCTGCCCTGTACACGATGGTGGATCACAAGCTGCGCATTGTGATTGCCCGTGAGCGCAAGTTGTCGCGAGGTGCTGCATGAGCCGGCACATCATGATCGACCTTGAAACCTTTGGCACTAAGCCTGGCAGCGCTATTGCCAGCATCGGTGCTCTGGAGTTTTTCCCGGAGGCCGGTGTGATCGGGCAGGAGCTGCATGTGGCGGTGAATGTGACCACGTGCCTGCTGGCCGGTCTGACCATTGATGCCGGTACGGTGAAATGGTGGCAGAAGCAATCCGAAGGCGCGCGCAATGCCATTACGGAAAGCCCTGAAGCGCTGGATGTTTCTCTGCGCATGCTGAATGACCTGCTGATCGACCCAGAGCTGCACGTGGTGCCCGATCACCTGGTGATCTGGTGTCGTGGCACGAGCTTCGACCCTGGCATGCTGGAGGCCGCTTATGCAGCCGCTGGCATGAAGCCGCTATGGAAGTACTGGCAATGGCGCGACATGCGCACGCTGCTCAAGGTGTGTGAGGAATACAGGGGATACGTGGAGCCGGCCCGCACGGACATTGCTCACGATGCGCTTGATGACTGCCGTCACCAGACCCGCGTGGTGACTGAGTGCCTGGCGCTGCTTCAGCCGCACCCTGCCCCTAATCTGCTTTCTGTCGTGGTGCCCTGATCATGGGCGCCCCTCCCATCTCTCTGCGCGCGGCTGCCAAGCTGCTGGGTATCAAGCCTCCGATGTTTATCAGCATCCTGCGAGATGCTGGCATTTTATTGGCCAACAAAATGCCCCGCCCGGATTTGATAAAGGACGGGATATTTATGGTGGAGCCTCGCTGTTTTGAGCTGGAGAACGGAATACGCAAGCACTACCAGGTGGCGCTGGTCACGATTCAGGGCCTTGCGTGGCTGGATCAGCGCATCAATAGCAAAACTCTCCGGAAGGTGTCGTGATGGATCTCTTTTTGGCTTGGATGTTTGGCTGGCTGCTGATGATGACTTTGCATCACCTGGTCACCCGTCACCGCGTGGTGATCCACCCACGTGATGCATCGCACTGGCAGAAGATCACGAGTGGCGACCTCAAGGCACTTCGCCATGTGTCGCCGGGCCCCAAGGTAACGCAACGTCGCGGCCGTTTGATTCTCACGGATCGGGGCTGCTGACATGGGCGCCGCAATGAAGCTGGTTCATATGTCGGAAACCGAGCAGCGCCTTGTGGCGATGTACGGTGTGACGATGGACGTTATCGAGGTGGCTGAGGTGATCTGCATGACGCGGGAGAGCATCTACACGCTGCGCTCTGTCGGCCGCTTTGATATCACGCTGTTCACTGGCGCCCGCCGCAAGCTGATCGCCTACACCCGTGATGTGGCTGAGTACCTGGACAAGCGCCGCGACATGCAGTTGCGCGCCGATGCTGTGCTGGCCCGCAAGATGAGCGTGCGCTGATGAAGATGTTGAAAGTGAAAGGCCGCATTTGTCCTGCCTGCAGGGTGTTCAAAGTTTATAGCTGCTATCCGGCCGGCGAGAAGGTTTGCATACCCTGCAAGCGCGTGGCGAAGCCAGACATGCACCCGATCTACACGATGAAATGGTGAGCGCGATGACTGAAGAAGAGAGGGCAGTCAGCCCGTGCACATTTTGCCGGGAAGGCCACCCCACAACTGAGGTCGGCAGGAGCAAGGTGTTGTACCACATTCGCGGCGCACCTGGTGCGGCAATTCAATACCAGGACATCTGCCGGCATGACCCGGTGGCCGTTGAAAAAGCACTGAAACGATAGTGACGGAAGTCGACAAAGAGGCCATGCGGATATGGCTGCTGCCTCATGACCAGTGGCGCATGGAATTACTAGCACTCCCCGTTGAAAAAGAGTTGCACAACGTCCGATGGCGTTACCGTCTCGCTGTCGGACTGCGTTTGAAGATGGCGGAAAACCTTGAGCGCATGGCAGGCACATTTTACGGATGGCCAAGGCGCTCTCAGACCACACAGGAAGCGAACAATGAAACCGTTTGATGAAACCCTGAAAGATATTGAGTTTGGCCACCTCTCCCGCGAACTGGCTGAAATTCAGCAGGAAGTGGTGAAGGCGGTTTCCGACACCAACAAGGCTGGTGAAATCACTATCAAGCTGACATTCAAGCCTGAAGGCAGCGGACAGCTGACCATCAAGGCCGATGTGAAGAAGAAGATCCCGCAGCTGCCACGTGGCACTTCGCTGTTCTTCATGACGCCTGAAGGCAACATCCAGCGCGAAGACCCGCGCCAGCAGAAGCTGCCGCTCAAGAGTGTTGAGCAGCCCGCCCCCAGCAATCTGAAGGCTGTTTAAGCCTTCACCACCCTCCCCATTGGCGACTGAGTACTTACCATGAAAGAAGCACTTGAAACCGCACTGGCAGTTCACGCTGCCGCGCTGGAAGCAAAAGAAATCGAAGGCGTACCTTATCTGATTGTGCCGCCAGACTATGACGCGAAGAACCTTGAGCACCTGCTGCCGGCTCCTATCCGAATTCGTGCCATCGTCAAGCTGGCTGATGCTGTCAGCTTTGTTGATTACTGGCAGAAATTTGCCACTGACCGCTCTGTGATCTTTGCTGACGAAGCAGGCCGCAGCTTTCAGGCAATTTTTGATTATCACGCCTCCGACCGGCAGCCGGACTGGTGCGATCACAAGGCATCGCTGACGCTGACTCACTCTGATGAGTGGAAGCGCTGGCTGGCCAAGAACAACGCCGGCATGCCCCAGCGTGCATTTGCCGAATTCATTGAAGACAACATCAAAGACGTGGTCGAACCTGCCGGTGCCGAGCTGCTGGAAATCGCCAAGACCCTGACGGTGAACAAGAAGCTGAATTTCCGCAGCAGCCAGGAACTCAGCAACGGCCAGGTGCAGCTGACCTACAACGAGGAAATCAAGGGCGAAGCCGGTGCTACCGGCCAGCTCACGATCCCGACCAGCATCACCATCGGCCTTCGCGTATTCAAGGGTCTGGATGCCTACAGCGTGAAAGCTCGCTTCCGGTACCGGATCAGCGATGAAGGCGTGCTGACCTTCAGCTATCACCTGGACAACGTGGAGAAGATTCTCGAAGACGCCTTTGACACGGTGATGAAGCAGATCACCACCGGCTGCTCTGGCGCAGCCATGTTCAAGGCCTGATCGGAAATCAATGGCCAAGGACGGTCGCCTCAGCAATAGCAACCCTACCAAAGCCATCCAGTCCTTCGGTAATTTGCCGGGCGCATAGCACCCGGCTACAGGAGATGCACATGAGTCTTTTGAAATTCGACCCAGCCACTGGCACTGAAACACCCTACCCGTCTCATCCAGAGCAGTACCGGAAGTTCCACGGCCAGGTGGCATGGGTATTCAACCCCTTCACTGGCGAGCGCCGCGATGCCCGCGACATCGGTTCTGACACCTTCGGCCTGCTGATTGATGCCCCTGCTGCCAACGATGCCGCTCCGGCCAAGCTGGAATGGAGCCATACGCTGCTGAATGGCAAGACCGTTACCTATGATGTGGCCGAAAAGGCGGTTGCAGAGCTTGGCGAAGGATGGCGCCTACCAACCCGTCAGGAGCTGGAGTCCATTCTGGATCTGTCTCGCCACGATCCAGCCATCGACACCGATAAATTTCCTGACACCAAGAGCAATTACTACTGGACCAGCACGCCCTGCGCCTGGAGAACGTCCGCCGTCTGGGTGGTCGACTTCGACGGCGGCGGTGTCGGCGTCAACGGCCGCAGCCTCGACTGCTGCGTCCGTGCCGTGCGTTCCGGTCAGTAGTTTTTGTTTTCTGATTTCTTCCAAGGGGCAACACCATGCAGCGCTTTATCGATAACGGTGACAACACCATCACCGACACCAAAACAGGACTCATCTGGACGAAGAACACCGTCGCCAAGGATGTGAATTTTGACGGCGCAGAAAAGGCCGTGGCCGCACTCGGGGATGGCTGGCGCATTCCCACTGTTGACGAGCTGGCAACGCTCGTTGATCGCACGCGCTATGAGCCGGCCATTGATGTGGAGGCATTCCCGAACACTGCCAATGACTGGTACTGGACCAGCACGCCCTGCGCCTGGAGAGCGTCCGCCGTCTGGGTGGTCGGCTTCAGCAACGGCTTTGTCCACGACGGCTACCGCCACGGCGTCTGCTGCGTCCGTGCCGTGCGTTCCGGTCAGTAATTTCTGTTTTTTTGGTCTGATGCCATGACAAAGCAACCGCTCCCGCCAATTACGAAGATCGCTGAACGCCTGCTCTGTGACATCGAGCAGTCCGTTCGTGGCTTCGCCCGCTACCACAAGTACAGCTTGGGCAGTGATCTTCGCTCCCAGGCCATGACAGTGGTGCGGATGTGCCATCGCGCATGGCGGGAGCGTGCGCGCCAGTCTCACTGGATCAATGAACTGGTTTGGGCAATTGACGAACTGAAGCTTAGTCTTCAGCTCGGCAGCCAGTTGCACGCCTTCAAGAGTTTCGCGCAGTTTGAGCTGCTGATCCGCCAGACCGAAGAACTCGGCAGGCAGGCCGGTGGCTGGAAGCGCCAGCAGCACCACAAGAACCAGAATTCCGCGCCCGATATGACGCGGGAGCGTGTTCAGATACTGAGTGGCCATGCCGCCTCAGCTTATGCCGGGGCCAATCCATGACGAAGTCACACTACCTCAAGGGCTGTGCGACCGGGTCTCAAGCGCATGGCAATACGTCCGCCGTCTGGGTGGTCGACTTCAACAACGGCAATGTCAACGACAACAACCGCAACAACGACTGCTGCGTCCGTGCCGTGCGTTCCGGTGAGTATCATGGTGATGGGGATGTCATGCTGCGGGTACTACATGCAGCATGGCGCGAAGCTCGACGCGGTAAGAAGCCGAGCATGAATCAGCTTTCATTTGATGCCAGGTGGGCTGATGGTCAGCTGGAGCTGCAGCGCCAGCTGAATGCCGGCACATGGCAGCCAGGGCCAAGCACATGCTTTGTGGCGGCACGCCCGAAAGCCCGCGAGATCCATGCGCCGGACTTTGCTGACCGCATTGTTCACCACTGGCTGGTTCCTCAGCTGGAGGCTATCTGGGAGCCGGCTTTCATCCACGACAGCTATGCCAACCGTAAGGGCAAGGGCAGTCATAAAGCCGTCGAACGGCTCCAGCAATTCGTCCGTGAAGTACATAACGGACAGGGTGGTGGCTGGTTTCTCCAGCTCGACATCCACAACTTTTTTAATTCAATTCATCGCCCCACCCTGTGGACGATGCTGAAGCGAAAGCTGGTGAAGCAAGGCGTCTCCCTGCAGGTGATGCGCACAACGCATGCCCTGCTGCGGAACGCGCCACTGCATGCCGGCGTGGTCCAGCACGTCAAGCCCAGCGAACTGGCCATGGTGCCGCCACACAAGCGTCTGGCGAATGCTAAGCCGGGATACGGCCTGCCCATCGGCAATCTCAGCTCGCAGTTCTTTGCCAATGTGTACCTGGACGCCCTTGATCAGTTTGTTAAGCACGAACTCAAGGCCAAGCGCTACCTGCGCTACGTCGATGACTTTGTCCTGGTGCATCACGACCAGGCCCAGCTTGAGCGCTGGCAGGCTGACATTGAGCGCTTTCTGGCAGAAAAGCTGCGCCTTCGCCTCAAGCCTGAGATCAAGCTCTGTCCGCTCACGGATGGAATCGACTTTCTGGGCTATGTCGTCCGACCAACCTACACGCTGGTGCGCCGTCGTGTGGTGGCCCATGCCAGAGCAGCGCTGGCCGAATGGGAGCAGCGGCATGTGGTCAACAGCACGATCTATGCAACGCCGGCTGACCTGAGACGGCTGCAATCTACGGCCGCCAGCTATGCCGGCCACCTGCGCCACGCCAACAGTCACCGCCTGCATGCGGGGCTTCAACAACGATTTCCATGGCTCCAGGCAGCCACCGCCCGCCGCCGATTCGATTACCGCCTGGAGGGCGATCAGATCGCCATTCCATTGCATAGCAATAGGGGAAAAGTATGAACGATACAGACCGCCTGATTATTGCCACCGCTCTCCGCAAAATGTTCGCAGGAGGCTATCTCGATATCTGCACGATCAATCAGTGCATGGATTTGCTGGGCGTAGTGCGTGGCTGTGGCGGCAAGAGTTATGACCGCCTGCGCACACTCCACTGCGTGCACTTCAAGGACATGCCGGCTGAAATCGCCCAGCAGGTCACCGCATGGATTGGAGATTGCCTGAACGGCCAGAGCATTGATGCCCTGGTCGCAGCAGCAATGCCTGCAGCCAGCCGCAACGGCAGCCACATGCTGAGGCACTTGCAATGAGCACGTTGACGGAAGCAGCGGACTACATGCGCCGCATGGAACTACCCACTCTGGTGCTGCCAGTGAAGCGGGTCTATTTCGAGCAGATCGCCGCTGGCCACAAGCCGGAAGAGTTCAGGCTGGCCAATGCATTCTGGGCAAAACGCCTTGAGGGTAAGCAGTTCTCCAGTGTGATTGTCACGCTGGGCTATCCGAAGAAGACAGATTCCACACGCCGCCTCGAACTCCCATGGCGCGGGCTCACAAAAAAGACCATCACGCATGATCACTTCGGGCTGATGCCTGTTGATGTTTATGCCATTCGAGTTGGGAGAAACTGACATGACTGCCGATAAAGCCCCTCGCCGCTGGACACCAGAAGAAGACGCGATACTCAGGGAGAGCTACCGGTTTGGCTGGTCAGCCGTAAGCCGTAGGCTCCCTCATCGTGACAGAGGATCGATTCAGTCGCGCGCCTTCTTGCTGGAGCTGACATTGCCCGGCCGCGCATCCGTAGGCTTTGATTTCCCCAAGATGCGCGCCGAACCGTGGCCAAGCATCACCTGGTGCATGCGGCCTAAGGTGGTTGTACGGAAGAAGGCAGCATGAACGCTACCCAGTACCTAGCTCACTGTCTTGCCAATGGCTACAAGCTGCACGGAACCATGCTCCGGGCAAAGGACGGCTCCCTGTATTTCGTTCACGCCACAAAGGCTCCGCGCAATGGCAACTACATTGCCATTTATTGCGAGAGGTCTGATGGGTGCATAGTGCCACCCGACATGGAGCCAGCGCAGGCACGAATTGAAGATTCCCCGGTCCCGCTCTGGGAATTCAAGATGATGGAGCAGGGCTGGCATGCAGCCAATCACTACAAGGAAAAAGCCGAAGAAGAAGCACAGTTTCTGGCCGACAAGCTCCGGGAGCTGGTAGCCGCTCTTGGTGATGACATCCCGGAGGCGGCAATGGCCGTGATTGAGATCGCTAGGCAGCGCATCATCATTGAGATGAAGGTGACGGCATGACACCGATACAGCAGAAAGAGCTTATAGACTGCCTAGAGCTGATTGTTATCCAAACAAGGCGCCGCAGCATTAACCTGAAGACAGAGGGTGACCTGCTTTGTGCCATCGACAAACAGGTAATTAGGCGGGCCGAAAAGGCACTAAGGGATTTAAAATGGAAATAACGAAAACAATGATCCACAAATGCGAAAGTCGGCAACCCCGAATGCGCGCTAATATAAAGACCAGCCTAGGCGGCTACAAGAATGACGGTGGATACAGAACAATTTCATTCGTTCATTCGCTGTTCTGGCTGAAGGTTTCCAGAGCAAAGCAACCGTAGTAATGCGGTCACTGCGCCACCAGCTTCTTCGCAATCTGATCAGCTTGAGGATGCGTGTATCGCTTCAGGCTGTCCCAGTCAGTGTGCCCGGTGATCGATGCCACTTCTGGAACTGACAGCCCCATCTCAAACAGCCGTGATGCCGCCTCATGACGCAGGTCATGCAGGCGCAGGTCTGTCAGATACTCAGCATCAACATCATTCCCTTCCTTCAGGCACTCAGCCTCATAAGCGCGCCTGGCCATGCCAACTGTCCTGGAGAATGCCCTACTGATGGCATCGGCATCCGTGTATATCCACACACTGCCATCGATACGTGCCGGCAGGCTATCGAGGATCTGCATGGCTCTTTGGCTTAGCGGGATGGTTCTGCCCTTCTCGCCAGTCTGGTGATCGGTCTTTGATTCCGGTATCCGCAGGGTGCTGGCTTTCTTGTTGATGTCGGCCTTGCGCATAGCCGCCAGCTCGCCACGCCGCATAGCCGTTTCCAGCAGGAACTCAATCACCTCAGTGATCTGTGTCGGGGTTTTCAGCGCCTTGTGCTTAACGGCCAGCAGCCGCTCCTGCTCGCCCGGGAAGAGACGACGCTCACGCTTGATCCCGGGTTGCAGCAATCGTCGTCTGGTGAGCATCTGGCGGGCCTCTGGCACGGGATTCACACAGGGCAGGTTCCACAACGCCTGACAGCTGACGAAAACCTCAGAGAGGATCTGGAGTTCACGCCGGACGGTATCCGATGACACCAGGAGCAGGCGGGCCTCGGCATACCCAAATACCACCTTGGGCGTGACCGATGCCAGCACGTAATGCGGGAGATCGGCACGCAGGTGGGCAATGGCGGCCTTCTCTGTGCGCTGGGATTTTTTGGTGGGCGTGATTTCGTTCAGGTAGTCATCGAGCTTGTCGCTGAGCAGAGTTTTCTCTGCCAGACGGAAATCGACAAAGGTGCCGACCTGCAGCGCAGTCTCTGCCTCACGCGCCCATACCTGTGCCTGGGCGCGCTTGTCGAATGACTTGTAAACGGGGGGATGACCCTTCTTTCGGATGACTACCTGATAGGTGTCATTAGGTCTTTTTTTGATGGTGGCCACAGTGGCTTCCTCTCAGTGTGGCCAGAATTGTGGCCAGCTAGACACTTGAGAAGCAACCACTTACGCCGGAAGCCTTGAAAACATGGCGCCCACGAGTGGATTTGAACCACCGGCCTGCCCCTTAGGAGGGGGCAAGAAAAGGCGAACTTAAAACACTTAAAATCCTTAACTATCAAATACTTGAAACCGTGCAATCTGGCCACACTTGACCGGACAACCCGAAACAAACCTTAATCAAAATCAAGTGCTTACATATTACAGCGTTTTGGCACTGTGGCAGAAGTGTGGCCAGCTACAACCAACTTTCTTCTGAGTGACAGCCGCTGAATAAGTGGCGATGATGCTACGCCCCCGCAGGCAAGAACACTTGCCATTGCGAATACATGGATGAGTCGTTGCGGGGGCACTCAAAAGCGCAACAGCACCCCAGCCCGCCCGCCGATCCTATCCCCATCCTGGAACAGATCCACGCTTCCGCGAAATACCGACCAGTCCCGGTCAACTGTAACACCCCAGCCGCCACTCTCGCTTGCCAGTCCGCGCGTCACCCCGACTGCCCATGGCAACTGCTTGCGCTTGAATGGACCAATGACGGGAGTGTGATGTCCACCTGTTATCTCGGCATTATCCGAACTTGCCTGCATTCCGCTCTGGCCGTTGGCATCGGTCGTCACCGTGTAATCGACAGTCACTTCTTCGCAGCTGCACAAGCCGGGCGGTGATGCCTCGCCAGACTGGGTATCAGCGCCAGGCTTCACCGACTTTGGTTTCACCTTGATCTGGCCGATCGCCGCAACCTTGCTCCCAACCACAACCGGGCGGGCAGGCTTGGCGCTGGCATCAGGCTCTGTCGCTAATTTCAGGCCGCCGCCCGGGAGTGCCTGCTGGGGCGTGGCGATTACTGGGGCAGGCTCTCCCTGGGCATGATGGACGCCAGCGGCATAGCCGATTACCAGAGCCGCCCCGAGCATGCAGACGAATGCCATGAATGCGCCAGTGGTGAATCCCCCCTGCCCCCGGTCTGATCGCGGTGTTGCACTGGAGGCAGTCTCCGGAGGCACCTGCAGATCACCAAGCAGGTGCCTCTTGCCAACAGACTCCGCCCATGCAATCGCCAGCTCGATCACTGTGGCATTGGGCCAGCGCTTGCAGTACCGGCGAATACCGGCCAGCAGCAGTGACTCAAACACGCCACGGCCCAGCAGGTAACTGACCAGTGACTGCAGGATGGTGAGCAGCAGCGGCCACAGGACCGCGATGATGGCAGGCATTATTGTTCTCCATGATTGATGATTCGCAGGGTGCACTTCTCCCCTTTGGCTGCAGCCTCACGCAGCAGGCGCATGACTTTTTCCACCGCAGGCGAGCAGTTGCTGATTCGATCGCCGCTGTTACGGGTCATGCCTACCAGTGGGCAGCCCTCTGTGTTCTCGTGCGTGTTTCCGCCGTGGATGCGGACGCCAGTAAAGCCGGGCACTGACAGCACCTCTGGCAGTTCCTTTTTAAAGCGATTGCTGAGGGAGATCCGCAGCTCATAGGTGCCGGCAGGTATGGCCGTACGGCCATGAACCTTGGCACCCGCCCGCACCACATCTTCAAGCGTGTAGGCCAGCCACCGCTTACTGTTGCCGTTGATCAGGAACAACTGGCCGGGGGTGGTGACATTGGTGGATGTCTCACGGGTGATCAGGAGCTGCATGGGTTTCTCCGGGCAATAAAAAACCGCCCGAAGGCGGTTTGCATAAACTCTTTCTTCTAGTCAGACATCTACCGCCCCAGCGAACTCAGGAAGCAGCTTCAGTTGGGTGTAGGCCCAGGGAACATTGGCTTATCACGGCGAAACCTCCGCAGCACTCATAAATAGACCATCAATTTCTTGCGAAGTCAGCCCGAGTGCACTGCCCATTGAAATAACATATGGGTGAGTACGCTCCCAAAAGGCTTCCTCATACCAAATAGTCGCCTCCATCCCCGCCTGCTGGATCAGCAACTCCAATTGCGCAAGTAGCCCTGCTTTATACAGTGCGAAACGTGCATTCCCCCTCGAAATGCGCGGAAGCCTCACATAGGTCCAACATTGATGGAATACAAGAATGTGGCCAATAATTGCCTCTGGAGCATCCACAGCAGACGACTCAGCAGAAGGCCAGTCAGCCTCGCATTGTCTACGGGTTTCTCTACAGTAATATGAAGTCAAGGCAGCTTCCTCCACGCAACGAAACTTAGGGGCAGGTCAGTCTTAAAAATTATTGCTGTTCCAGCGGCAGACGCCGCAAACATTAGAGGCACGCTCTGCGCTGCTGTAACAGTAACAATTCCAGCTATCCGATACACATAGGTAGTTCCAGCCCCTGCACTAGAATTTGCGTGGGATGCCGTAGCTGTTGGGCTAATATACTTCCAAAATTGACTGTTTATAGCCCCATTTGATGCTCCTATACCAACAACAGCCAGCCACCCATAGCTAACATTTGTCACTCCTAAACTGAGCGCACAAGTGATGGATGATACTGAAAGACTTGCTGCCGCAGCCCCAACTACCTCATACGTCCCGGCACCCGGAAAGTCCAACGTCAGCCCAGTAGCCGCCGGGGTTGTAGTGGCATTGCTTATTTGCGCTGGTATTGCTGCGTTATTCCACTCGCTCCCGACAAAATCACGAACCTGAGCTTGCGTAAGCGCCGCAGGAGCTGCACTTCCGCCAGTATTATTCCCGAGCATCGTCATCGCGGGGATTGCACTCAGGCCCATCGAGACATAAGCAGCACCATTCCACCGATACAGAAGCCCAGTATCCGCCGCGATGTACAATGCCGCCCCGACTCCACTGGCAGGGAATGCAGCCAGATTCGCAAACTCAAGCACATCATCATCCGAGAGCTTGAGATAAACAGTTCCTGTCCATCGATAAGATGCGCCGGTGTCTTGGGCAAGATAGATTTTCCCGGTTTCACCAGTGCCAGGGAACGCTGCAAGATCGGCGTACTCCAGTACATCATCGACATAGGATGGCAGATTGCCTGCTGAGATGGTGCCGACGATTCCGGCTGCATTGATGTTCTGCACCAATCTGCCGTCTGCATCCAGTGTTGCAACACCTTCAGCAACGGCAAGCTCATCCTGCCTTATGTACAGCGTGTCAGCGTCTGACACTGTTGGCACATTATCAAAAGCCACACCAGTGTCACGCGCTGCCGCATTCCCAAGCTGCACATGGCGGAACTCTTTTGTGAATGCACCTTTCGTGGCAACGATCTTGTACGTACCTGCAGGAGCAAAGAACTTAGCCAGGCCATCTGCTCCAGATACCGTGGAGCTACCAAGGGAGGCGCCAGATGGGCCATCATAGATAGTAGCTGGCGCCCCACTAGCCTCCAGATACACATCAATTGTTGCAGCAGGAACAACCTGCTCGCCGCCGTCAGTAATGAAGGCCTGCCAGACTGAATAGGGCATGATGACTCCAGTAATTAAGCTACTTCGGCGCCGCGAACGTCGCCCTTGTTAATCCATGTGATGAGCGATGCGCCTTCAATGATTGCGTACCCTGCTGCGCCACCATGAGTCACTATTGGCGACATCGTTATGTAAGTGCCGTTGGCGTGAGGGATACTCTGTGTTGGCGCACTGGCGCCATTAGCCAGCGCACCACCAACACCACCTGTTGCGCGGAGATACCAGGCTTGATGCCATATGGTGTACACGGTTCCATAGCCGCCAGCAGTCAAGCTCCCTGCAGAGGACTCCGTGTTAACCACGTAATACGGGGACGAGAACGTGAATGGATTGACGGAAGCCAATGGCGGCCTCGAAAAGCTGCCTGCTCCAGATCCACCCGGATTGAGTGAAAATATCCAGCCCTTCCCCCAGAAGTTGCTGTTTTGCCAGAAATTCGCGACAGCAGGGAATGCACCCGCTCCACCACCTGAAATAACCCCTTGATTATTCCAGGAGATCGGGTGACGGATACGTAGCGCATTACCACCATCAGATGCCAGCGCCAGTGCAGTGACCGGGTTGGCTGCAGTCACCGCCGATACTCCACCGCATACACTGGAAAATCCTGGCTCACCGGCAACGTATGAGCCCGCGCTCTGTGTCAGCACCAGATTGACGCCTGCAGGCCAAAGTCCAGTGTCGAAAGCGACGGAACAGGGAACCTCTTTCACATCCGACATCAGGACGAAATTGCCTGCCGTTGCCGGATAGATTGATCCCTTTGCCCGATCCACCGCCACAGCAATACCGTGGCGCATGAGTGGCGCCATCTGCCGGGTGTAGTTGCGCGCCGGCTGATCGTCATAAACGCTGGAAATATCACCTACAAAGGTCTCAAGCCCCTCATATCCACGCCCACCGATCACTACGCCAGGGCGTATCTCAAAACGGATTGTGTCGCCAGCCACCGGGAGAACCCCGAACTGCAGGTCATACTCATCCCGCAGGTTGAGATTGAGCACATCGGCCGAAATGATGATCAGCTTCTCTGTCGGATCGACAGGCGCCTCAAACACGAACTCCTGCGCCGTGTACACGAACCGAGTGCCGGGCTTCTGTTGTTGGGCTGACATCACCTGGAGATTCAGAGCAACAGGAAGACCAGTAACATCAACTGATAGCCTATGGCTCAGGCTGGCAAAATCACCTAGCCAGACAGCCGAGTCCTTGTTGGACAGCGCGAAGGTGGCCTGGCGAGGCGCACGGCCATAACGGGCAATGATCTTCTTGCCAAGGTCAACGGCAGCAGCACCATTCGTGCGGCCGATCCAGCGGCAATATATTTTCTTGATCTTTTCAACGCCATTCTTCACCGGAGAGCCTTCGTCCGTGAGAATGATCTCGCGCGCCGCGTAATTTGCAGGATCATTTAACCCGGCGACTGGATTGATGATTCCGTAGTACACCCATACCTGGGTGATGAGCTGATCAGGAAGGTCAGTGATGCGCACAGAATCGCGCTCAAGGTTTGCGAATTCATCCAGGTTATGGATCGTATCCCCAGCAGCAGGGCGAATTGCACGCAGCTTCAGCTTGGCAATACGCTCATCCCATAGAGGGTAGAAGTACATCTGCTCAGCCATCTCAGCAATGAGAGCATTGACGCCGGTCGGGTCGGCAATGATGGCCGAGTACAGCCTGGGCATGTAATCGGTCTGCTCCTGCGCCCACTGTGCAAGGTCAAGCAGGAAGGCCGGTATGCCGGCAAAGTTCTTTGTCAGATCTTCCAGGATGAAGGCTGGTGACTTCGCCTCATACACCAGGCACAGCTGCACCACGTCGCCAGCGTCAGCAGCTTCTGCCTTGGTCTTGTGACGCGCACGCACAACTGTCATGGCGTCAGCGATGCGCGTGAAGGTGCACAGCTCCGAGCCAATGCGCACAAGGCCTGCTGCCGGGTACTCTTCATCACCGATGCCAACCGGATCAAGGGTGAATGTCGTTTGCGCATCTGTGACGTCGGCCAGCAACGTGCCTTTGCTGACGAAGGGGGCCTTGGCCTTCTCATCACTGAGCTTTGTCAGAATGTCCTTGCATTGAACAGTGACGCTGCCGCTTGCGTCAGGGCCATCGATGCCGGTCACAAAATAGAGGCGGCTCACAACATCAATGACAACACCATTCTTGATAAAGCCGGTTTTGTGGATGGCAGTTCGACCAATGTAATAGGGGTTTCTGGCCCGCCACTTTGTCCAGAAGGTGCCGCGCTCAGTGGCGATGTAGTTCGCGTCCCGGCTCATGCGGTTAGCGATATACGGATCGACATGCTTGTCTGTGTGTGGATGATCCTGAAGCTGGAACGTGAGGCCGCCACGGGTGCCCAGGGCCCCAGAGGATGCACCCGCACCAATGGGGTTGATGCTGCCACCCGATACCGTGGCTGACACCAGCGAGGGTATGTAGTAGCCGTCCTCCGGCAGGAACGCCTGGCTCTTGCAGAACCGAAGAATCAGAGGGGTGAAAAACCCTTTGTCATAGTTCGCCGGGTCCTGACAGGTCGATCTGGTGTTGAAGCACTCACGACCACCCACAGCCAGACTGGCATCACACGTGACGCCGTACTCTTTCTGGCAGAAGTCCTGGTGGAACTCGATCCACTCGAACGGCTCAAGGGTGATATCACTCATCGGTCACCCCGGAAACATCGATGGAGACTTCCATAAGGTCTCTTGTGCCCATGTTGCTTGGCTTGGGATCCGCCTTGGTCCAAACAAATCCGACCTCAGTCGGGAAGTCGATCGGACGCCAGGCAATGAAGAACGGCACACGCCGCACAGCCTTAACGAACGGGTCAAAATACTGGCGATACCAAAGCGCGGTCAGATTTTTCCATGCGTATGTTGTGCTATTTCCTTGCCGCGTGATTGACCTTGCCATGAACTGGCCTGACTCTGACATCTGATTGAAGATGGTTGTGTCACGGCTGAGTGTGATCGGCGTGTGGCCGCCATAGATCGGGCGCTGCATTTGCAGCATTTGCCCAACATAGATCACCCCGAGGCGAGGGATGGCCATGCCTGTAACCTTGATACGCCAGTAACGTGCAAGGATGGGCTCATAGATAAGCATGATAGGGGCATTATCGACAGGCGCGAACGCAAACAACGAAGTCCAGGCAACCCCATCGGTACTGTAAAAGATCTCAATTGAAGCGCCCGATGTGCCAAGCGTGTGCGCAGCAATCCCAATGTAATCGGTATCGACACCTGTACCGGCATCAACTGTCCAGGTAGCAGGCAGAACATCAGGGCGCCAGTACTCGTTGGTGAAAATGTTCACCGCATCACTTGCAGGGCAACCTGCGGCCTGCGATGACGCAGTGACGTTACTTGCAGTGCAGATTGTTTTATACCCGATCATTGCATGCGTGAGCGGGAATGGAGGCAATGCTCCAGGAGAGCCCCCGAGAATCATACTGGGAGATATGATAACAGGCACCGGTCAGGCTCCTTGCTGCAGGGTGAATCCGTCTTTGAATGCCTCATGAAGAAGGCCTATCACAGCCTCTTTCCCGAAGTAATCACCATATAGCGAGACGTTTGTACGCTGGGTTGGCGAACTGCCGCCACCACCGCCTCCAGTCCCTGTTGCTGCTGCATTGACGTTCGCTGTAGGCATCGATGTGGATCCACCTGATGCGCCGCTGCCAAACTGCTGTGAACGGATATTGGCTACGTTCGACATTCCGCCTGCAACGATAGCCGCTGCCGCAATCGGGCCAAGTGGCCAGCCCAGTTTCAGCGCTTCTGTAGCCCCGGTCCACGTAGCAATAACTGCCTGGGCAATGGATGCCGCCTTGCCGACCTCGAACATCTTGCGGCTTCCGCTGTTCATCAGCGAGGTAAGCGAGTTCATTGCATCACCAAGCACTTTCTTCTTTGCTTCTGCTTCAGCTTTCGCCTGCTGAACTCGCTGATCTGCCGCAGCCCTTCCAATTTCTGAAAGCGCACTTTCGTGAGAAAGCATATTTTCCAGTTCACGTCGCTGGAATTCTTGTTCTGAAATTTCACCGATGTCTCTAGCATCAGCAATAATCTGATTTTCTTTGGCCAGCTTCTCTATCAGTTTTTCTTCTTCACTCTTGAACTGTTCATCCATGCGAGCCAGCTCTTTAGCAAGGCCCTCACGCGCGAGCGCATCCTTTTGAGACTGCTTTTCACCTTCAGCCCACAACTCAGCCTGAATCTCGGCCGCCAGTGCTGCCTGCTTTTCCGCCAGCTTCTTTGCATTGGCATCCTCACCAGATGCTTTGCCAGCACCGCCAGCACCAGCAATGCCTCCCTGCGCGGCTTCTCTCGCAGCAATGGTGGCAGCAGCAGCTTCCTCACTGGCTTTCTTGGCATCAGCCGCATATTGAAGGAACACATCGCCGGCCAAAGGCTGCTCAAACTGCCTACGCATGTTCGCAGCGGCCTCAGTCATGACGCCCTGGGCAGATTTAACCTTTGCCTCAAGGGCAGTGACATTACTGGTCAGATCAATACCAGGGATCAGATCAAGCCCACTGACAATCCCCAATGCCAACTTGGCAAAGGTTTCTTCTACCAGGGCAAATCCATAGACCAGCGAATCTGCGACTGCCACTCCAATACGTTTAATGCCATCAATGGCATTGGCCAGAAATGCGACTGTCTTTATCGTGGCCTGTACAGATGCCTGCACAATGCTGCCAAACCCACCGCCCTCCTTGCCGGCCTCCATAAATGACTTTGAAACCGCATCCAGCAATGGCGCGAACTCCACTGCCAGTTGATTGGATATGCCATCAATGACCATTCCGGCACGGCCGAATGAGTCCATGGCATTGGCCACCTGCGCGGCATCGATGTCGGACATTGCCAGACCCATTGCCTCAAGGTCTGCCGTTGCCTGACGGATGCCGTCGCCGCCTTGAGCAAGAGCAGTTGCCATGTCTGGCCCGAGCTTGGCTCCAAGCAGATCAGACATGACAAGCGCGCGGTCGGCCTGATTGCCGTAGCCCTGAAGCGCATCTCCAATGGCTGCAAAACGCTGGTCGGCATCCATGCCAGCCAGCTCTTGTACGGATAGGCCCAACTTATCAAAGGTTGCCTGCGCAGTTTTGTTGCCTCCCTGCGCCTGGCCAATCTCAAGATTCAGCTTCTTGATCGCTGCCTGAGTTTTTTCAGAATCAAAGCCAGCCTCACCCAGCGCGAGCTGGAGTGCCTGCAAAGACTTAGCTGATGTGGCGGATTTCTCAGCCATCTCATCCAGAGCATCAACTGCAGCAAACCCCTTTGTCACGAGGGCTGCCGCAATCTGCGCGCCGGCCTTGATCGCCTCTGCTGCAAGCTGCCCGATAGCAGTACCAGTGGCATGCGCACTGACAGAGAAGCCCTTGAGCGACTTGTCCGCATCTGACAAACCACGAGTCAGGCCTGATGTGTCAGCACCTATTCGTACTGCAACATCTCCTACTGTCTCTGCCATTACCCCAGCTCCTTATACAATGCCGCCCAGTCATCTGCCTGAGGCTGATCAATTCCAGCCTGCCTACGCTTTTCTTCTGCTATCCACCAGAACTCCAGCGGGTGCGACTGCCAGAAATCACGTGGACTCAGGCCCCAGCCACACCAGACTTGATAGGCGGCTTTGCATGACCCTTCTTCTTCACTGCCTTCGCCGGCTTCTCCGGCTTGGACTCCCCCGATGGCTGCCCGCCTTGCGCGAAGCCTTCTGGCTGAACGCACAAATTCAGGATTTCAAACAGAGCAAATGCATGCAGGTAAAGCTGGTCCTGGCTGGCGCCGATGCTGATCCCAAACGGCTGTACATTCTTCGCGCCTGCATAGTTCAGTGCGGCCGCGAATGCCTCTGCTACCTTGGTGATCGGTATGTCACGGTTATGCAATGCGATAACCAGCTTGTTGCGGCTGATCACATTTTCAATGGTGCCTATAAGGCCCCAAACACGCTCAGGGGGGACTTCAAAGTCCTCCCCCTTGTATGTCAGCGAAACCGGTTTAAACGGCAAGCTGCTCATCAATTACACTCCCGGCGTGTACGTCCACGCACCAGACGACTGCAGTGAAGCCGAGAAGGTGACGGCTTCGTTATAGGTTCCGGTTTCCTCGAGCGAACTCAGAAAGAAATTGCCAGCCAGAATGCCGCCGTCAGGATAAGTCAGCGTGACATCAGTCAGCATCAAAGCACCGGTGCCGTCGATAGTCGCGATGCGCAGGTCATCATCTTTTGTGATGCCCTCAACCGACAGATCAATCGACTGAGTCCCAGCATCACTCAGTAACGTCCGGTATCCAGAGTCATCATCTGTGGTCACATCAATCGGCTCGCCATTGAACGCTGCGCCCTTCGTACGAACACCCGCAATCACCACAGCGCCACGCTTGATGAGAAAGCTACGCCCCTTAGCTGCTGCCATTTTTCAATCCTCTTCAACGGTAATTCGGAAGGTCTGCACGCCGTGCCGCGTGAGGCCGTCGCTGTCCAAGAATGACTGCGATTGCAGCCAATCAATCCCGACCAGGCTAAAGCCCGCGACGGAAATGGTTTGACGGTGCAATACGTCATATATCGCACCCTGAATTTCTTTCACCTGCTTGCGCCCTGAGTAACGGCTCCAGACATGAATGGTGATCGTTGTATCGGCCCCGACTGAGTTATCTGTGTCAAACGGGATATGCGTATCGTCACCAATCACAACGTAGGGGAACTGGTCATCGCTGCCAGAGTCGGCAGGCTGCGGTACTTCGTCATGAACCCCAGCAACCAACGCCATAAGCGCAGCATCTGCCGTCAGAGCAGCATGGATAGCCGTCTGAATACCTGTCTCTGCACTCATTATTCACCCTGGATTTGTGCGGCTTTTTTCCGCTTGCGTGCAAGTGCCTTTTCCCACTTCTTGCCGAACTCATCGCGGAGGATGCCAGGCAGCAAAGCCCTTACATCCTCAACTGCCGGCCTGATAAATGGTCTGGCAGGCTGGGCCGTTTTCCCAGATGTTCCGTATTCGACAAAGCGCCAGTAGAAGGCATCGAACTTGGCCCCCTTGGTAGAGCCTGCCCATACCTCAAAGACAGGCGCATCAGGGTGCGATTTACGTGATCGCACCTTCAAAGACCGCTTCATGTCGCCTTCGTCAATTGGCGCTCTTTCAGCTGCCGCTTTCTGAATCCTGACTGCAATCGATCGTATGGTGGCGCGCATCAGGTTTCTGCCTTCTCGCACACCAACGTCCTTCAGCTGCTCACGTATCTCATCAAGACCATCGATCTTGACGAATGCCTTGCTCATTGCGCGACCCCGCGCTCAGCAATTATCTCAAGGTAAAGTGGCCTGCCGCCCTCACGCACAACAGAGCGGATCTGGAATAGAACGCCTGACCACTGGATACGGTCTGTCTCCAAAACATCTGATCGATGCCGGATGATGAATCGGTAGCCCGCCTCTGCATTGAGTCGATCACCGGCAAACCTCTCGCGACCAGCCTGGGCAATGACCTTGGCAGGAACGCTGGCAATCGTGGTATCAGAAGCCGTATGGCCGCCCATTCCATCATCAACAGTCGCGGTCCGCCTGATGATTGAAATACGCTGATCAAGCTCACCAATACGCCAGCGCATGTCAGACTCCGTAGCTCACTCGATGAAACTGCAGAAGATTGTCACGACCCGGGTTATCAAAATGAGCAGCGCCCACTACGCCTGCCTGCCGGTTTTCAAAAAGATCACCAATCGTGAGTTTGATAGCCGCCACAACAGTAGGCGGCACCAATGCAGGACCAGCAATGAACTCGACACGAACGGTGCTGCCTGTAGGCCAGGCTTCGGCCGTTATCTCGCACAGCTCTGCATCAAGTGAGTAGCTGCCACTGGATAGCGTCACCGTTGCGCCAGCAGCATCGGTATAGGTAATCTCAGACACGGCAGATACATCCGGTGGAACACGGATTGTTCCAGACGGGAAAGCCTCCATGCGCAAGGCATAGCTAGCTTCAGCAAATGAGCGCCCGCAGTAGTTTTCTGCATACTCACGTGCGGCGCTGATGAAGGCCTCAATCAGGACGTCTTCATCGGTATCCGTAACTCGCAGGTGAGCGCGTGCATCGGCCAGCGTGATCGGCTCCAGCGCTGGCTGCGTGAGACGGATAATCATTCTTGGCTACCTTTCTTTTTGCGCTGCCGAGTGATCTTGACTGCCGCTGCCGGCTGATTGGCAACAGGCGCAGAATTCTTGCCGGTGTCGGCATACTTGGCGCAGTGCGCCTCTTCCACCAGGTGACGGGCCAGTGCCGCATCTACCCGTGCGGTGTCCTGCGGTGCGAAGTTGCCCAGGGCAGAGCAGGATCCGTAGGAGATGAAAACAATTGCGACTTGCATTTTGTTGCCCTCAAGAAAAAGGGCAGCCCGAAGGCCGCCCTTTTTATTCCCAACTACCCGCCAGATCAGGCCGGGGTCAGATCGCCAGCACGAACCGCAGCCGGTACTTCCGTGGCCAGTGCCAGACGACGCTCGGCACGGATGGTGACCAGGTTCTTCTGGAAGTTGTCGCCATCGGAATCCGACAGCTCCACCACCACGCCCTGACGGTTATGAACCGTATAGGCCATGCCGAAGGCCCCCACTGCCACGTTGTCGGCAGTCATGCCAACCGACTGGATCACCGGCAGACCGAACAGCACCGGACGGCCCGCTTCGTCATACTTGAACGGCACCTGGCCGGCAGCAGTGGTGAACAGGTCGATCTCGATGGTTGCCCAGTCAACCGGATTCAGCAGGATGGCATCAGCCGGATAGCCCGCATTCCAGGCATCAGCGATCATCTTGCGAATGAGCACCAGCTTCTTCAGGGTGGCCCCGAGGTTTGCATCAGCGTAGCCGTGAGCGGTGAAGTTGCCAGCATCCAGAATGCCGCTGATGTTCGGGGCAACACCATCGCCACCCACCAGCTGAGTTTCCACCTTGCGATTCACACCGTAGGTCATACGGGTGTTCACATAAGCGGCCAGCGCCAGATTGTCAGCGGCAAGCTGCTTGCTGATTTTCAGGAAGTGGGCCACGGTGCTGACAGGCATGTTCACCAGCTGGAAGGTGATGGCAGACTCAGCCTTCTGTGCGCCTTCAGCCGCTTCGGCAGCGTTGTTGGTGAACACCAGTTCCTTGGTGAACTCGATGGCATTGCTGGAGGTAGGCAGGCTCAGCAGGAAACTTTCCAGCGTGAGGATGTTCTGCGCACCGGCCACAATGCCAGGACGACGATCAGGAGCCACTGTAGTGTCAGAACCCACGATGGTGTTCTTGACTTCTACGCGGCACTTGCCAGTCTGCCCCTGCTGGAAAGCAGCCAGCTTGTCGGACTTCACCAGCTGCCCACCCCAGGATTCATCGGCACGCTCACCGCCACCGGGGATAACGCCCTTCTGCTCCAGCTGCACCAGACGATCGGCCAGCTCGCGCTGGGTCTTGCCGATATTCTCGATGGCATGCTTTGTGTCTTCGGAGGTTTTGCCGTTGGCCTTGGCCTCTTCGTCTGCCTTCTTAGACTGTGCTTCCAGCTGGCGCTCGACGGAATCGAGGCCCGCCAGGATCTTCTTCAGTTCTTCGCTCATGATTTGCTCCGGGCAATAAAAAACCCGCCGGTTGGCGGGTTTCGGGTTTCTGCGGGATTGGTGTTAGCGCGGGGCGCCGATCTGCAGTCGATCAAGTCTTGCTGCAATTTCGGCAAGTGCTTTCGCCTCAAGGACTTTCGGGTCGGGATCACCCTCGACACCAAGAACCTTTTTGGCGCGGGCAACCAGCGCGACGGCTGCCCCTTTGCTGAGTCCGCCTGCATCCCGCAGGAAGCGCTCGAAGTCACGAATGGATTCAATATCTTCAATGGCGTCAGCCAGATCAGCGTTCTTCACGCTGGATAGGTCAACGCGGGCGGCGCCATCAGCCGGAAACACAACCGGGCTGATCTCCATGAGGTTTGACCACTTGCGGATGATTCGGCCTTTTTCGGTTTCGTCGTAGTCGCCAACCTTCAGGTACCCGCCTATGGACAGGCCATCCAGCGTGCCGTGCTTCATGGCAGCGCGGACATCTGAAGACAGAGCCACACCCTGAGTAAGCTCGCCTTCCACAAACAGGCCGTGATCGTCTTCTTTCGCAGTGAGCCACTTGCCTATCGGCATGCCCCACTCGTGGTTGAAAAACATCTTGGGCTTGCCATTGCCACGCAGCGTGGACTCAAACGCGCCCTTGATGATTGTGTCGCCATAGGAATCGACGCCACCGAACACGGAGGCATAGCCGGAAAACGTACCGGTATCGCCCTCCATCTTGAGGGAGACATCGGTCAGAGAGAGAGTTTTACGTACCAGCATTTGCCTGGCCTCCGGTAGTTTTGCCAAGCTGCCCGATTGGGATCAGCGCAGTCTGGACGGTCAGATCATCACCACCGAGCATTGGAGGATCATTCTCCAGCTGCCGGCACTCGTTGCGGGTTTTCAGACCGTTGTTCACGGCCTTGGCGTAGACTTCCATGCGGTCTTTGATATTTCCGCGCAACAGGGCGTCATGGCTGAATTCGGCTGTGTAACTAACGCGTTGTTTGGCTGTCATCACACGCTTGCGCAGGGCCTGCTCGATGCTCACCAGCATTGGGCGGATGGTCAGCTTGTGCCAGCCATCAACGATCTGCTCAACACCAGAGCCCCAGGTGGTCACGTTGCTGTGATGAATCAGTACGGGCGGCACATCAAACCAGCGGCAGATTTCTTCAACACCAAACTTACGACTTTCCAGCAGCTGCTGATCCTCCGGGCTGATGGAGAGCTGCTGATATTTCATGCTGGCTTCCAAAACTGCCAAACGGGCTGTGTTACCCGTGGTCAGTCCTGCAAAACTGTCACGTAACTGTGAACGCTGCGCATCGGTCAGCACCTTATCCAGCATCAGTACGCCTGTTGGCTTTCCGCCATTGCCGAACACCTTGCTGGCACTGGTCTGCGCTTTGGCCATCTCATCCGTGGTGGCACGCATAAAATCCAGCTTGGCAAACCCTACCGTGCCGTTACCAAGGCCCTTGAGGTGCAGCACGTTTTGATCCGCCAGGACAGCAACATCATTGCCAATTCTGTACCGGTACACCATGGCGCCATCATCAAGCACAACCGTTTCAACCTGATCTGATGGCATAGGCCAAAGCGAGATGGCCTCACCCGTCTGCTCATCCCGATCAATGCGGGCGAAGGCATTGCCGCGCAGATCATGGTTGAGAATGAGTGCTCTCCAGAACTCAAACGGCGTCATGCGGCTATTCGGACTTTCGTGCAGCAATGAGTACAAGCGCGAATTTCGCGCCATCGTGCGCATGCCTTTGCTGTCGGTCTCGTAAACAAAGCACGGAAGGCTGGCAATCATCGCTGCACGCCTATCCACGCAAGCCCATACGGCACTCAACTGCAGTGCACCATCAGGCCCGATGTTGGCCGTATCTTCGACCAGCGCGGCACCAGGTGATGCATTCTGCACGCCGGTTGTTTCAGCCATGGCACCGCTGAAACGGAACCATGACCAGAAGTTACCTGCCATTTAAACCACCATTGGTGAATTCAGAAATTCGGATATATCCGGAGAATCTTCTGCCAGTAGCGCACGGCCCAACGCCATAACCAACGCCACTGGGCCATCTATCTTGTTCTCCGGGAACTCTTTTCGCGGATAGATGTTGTCCTTAACATCAAGATGCGCGACCACGTTAGAGATCATCCAGGTCATCGCAGGGTTGCCGCTGTGGTGATACCGGCCAGAGAGCACCAGGGCCTCCAGCATCTTCATCGGTTCACTCATGTTCTGTACCGTCTGCCGGTACTCCACCATGTTCATGCCTTCTTCCATGAGGCGCGTGGACAGGTAAGTGGCTTGCCACGGGTCGTACAGCACCTCACCAAGCTGGAAGCGGCGGGCATCTTCGCGCAGGCCGTCTTCGATATAGGCAAAGTCGATCACGTTGCCGGGTGTCAGCGTCAGGTAACCGCTACGTGCCCAGCCTGCGTAGTGGCTGTTTCGGCCATCGGTGGCAGCATCTTCCGGCAGGTAGAACTCCGGAAAGCCGTAGTAATGCTTGACCCCATCAATATCGCGCTCAAACACGCGAACCTTCGCGGCCACGTCTACCTTGCTGGCCAGATCGACAGAGGCGATGCACTCCTCGCCATCGAACTGCTCCAGACTTAGCGACGGATCCGCGCAGGCGTCCCACGCCTGCATGTCCATCCATGCTGTGTCGGCATTGACCCAGACATTCAGGTGCTTGGTCAGAAAGTTATTCGTGGCACTGGCCATTTCCAGAGCCTTGCGCGCCTTGTTCTCGATGTCTTCCGGGCTTACCGAGACGCCCCAGTTTGGGTTCGCCTTTATCCAGCTGCGCGGATCGGTCCAGTCATCGGCCTCATCCAGAGTGAAGATGATGCCGAAGTAACTTTCATCCACCTCTGCTGCCGTGCGCTCGAGCTGCTTGATCGTGTAGGCACGCTGCTCGTAGCAGATGCCAGCACGATTGAAGCCGGCCGTGGTGATGGCCCAGATCAGCGATTGTTCGCGGGCACCGGTTGCCGTTTCCAGCACATCCCAGATATCGCGCTGCTTGTGGGCGTGCAGCTCATCCACCACCGCGCAGTGCACGTTGTAACCATCGTGGTTGCCGCCCTGGTCACGAGAAAGCGGCTGAAAGAAGGCCGACTCGCTTTCCACGTACACCGAGTTGACTGATGTGGAAACACCAAAGCGGGCTTGCAGTCCTGGCGTGCGGTCAACCATCTGCTTGCCAGTGCGCCACACAATGCGCGCCTGGTCGCGTGTGGTCGCTGCGCTGTAAACCTGAGCACCAGGCTCGCCATCGGCGGCCAGGCAATACAGGGCAACGCCTGCACTCATCGTGGACTTCGCGTTCTTTCGAGGCACTTCGATGTATGCCATGCGAAAGCGACGCAGACCGCTGTCATTCACCCACCCGAACACGGTGGTGAGAATGAATATCTGCCATGGCTCCAGCGTGATCTGCAAGCGCTCCCGCGCCCACTTGCCCTCGATGTGCGGCAGCAACTCGATGAAGCGGCAGATGTGTGCAGCGCGGGCCTCATCAAAATGCCAGGCAAGATCAGGGCGCTCCAGATCAGTAAGCTGCCGCTGGCAAGCCAACCGTACCCACTTGCAGGCCAGCACATCACCCGCCACCACCGCCCGTGCGTATTCGCGGGCGATGACGCAATAATCACGGATCACATCTTGTCCCAATCACTACCGCCAAGAGGCAGCTGCTGCTGGCCACCAGCCTTGAGTGATGACCTGCCGGCTGGCGTCATGCCGAACTCACGTGCCGTCTTGATGACTTGCTCATGCAGCTTGCTGCGTATGGTGAACAGGGCGGACTGCACCATGTAGCCGGTAGGCGTATTGTCCAGTGCGTCCTCCAGCGTCTTCAGCTTTTGAACGACCTCCTGGTATTTGGCCATCGTCTCGCAGTGTAATGCGAAGGCATCGCCATCGATGATGCTGAGCAGGCCGATCTTAACCAGTTCAGGGCCGATGGTTTCCCAGTGCTTGCGGGCTTTCAGCGGCAGCCACTTGGGGCAAGGTGGCAAAC